CTTCGGCTCCTGTATCTGAGGACTGTTTATCTAAGCCCGGTTGTAGTGTAATTTTGTGAAGCATATAACTCTCCTAAAGTAAAATATACTACATTTAACCTATAATCAATTAGATTTAAAGCCTTTATAAAAGGCTGGAAGTCCTAAGAATGGTCGCCCATCAAACTTGTTTGCTTTAGCGGTTTTCTTTTTGGAATCATTGTAGTGTAAAAAAACTTGTCCACAATCTTTCCCTGGAAAAGCTTCACGCCAATGTTCAAGATCACATCCAGAATATATTAACATATCTCCTGGTTCTAACTCAACCTTGATACCTGCTTGACCTTTTTTACCTGTAGGATCTAGATAAAGAGGCCACGGATCTCCTCCTAAATTCAAGGTAGTAGAGACTTCGCATGAGTATCTATCTTTGTGTCGATGAAGAACATCGCCTGTCTTATAAATTCTGGCATAGGCATAAGTTTCATTTAACTTATAACCTGTTTCTTTTTCCATCTTTGTTTTTAAAGCTTCTAACAATGTTTCCATTGCTACATCTGAATAATGAGAATAACTATTAGGAACTTGTTCATCATTCCATATTCCCCAGTATTCTGTAAAGGGAGAGATATATTTTTGATCAAATAAAAATCGAGCTACTTGTCTTTTCTTTAAAAAATAAGAATAGACAAATGAAGCTAGTTCTTTTGATATCGCTCCTCTTAATACTTTATATTTATCCTTTTTGAACATTTAATACTCCTTTCGGTATAGCTTGACAGTTCCAATGTATAAATCTAAAGGGTTCATAACCCATATCCACTGTATACATGTGAGGCATGTATGAGGGGAAAAAAATCATTCTCCCAGGTTTTACTTCATAATTAACTTGATGGCTAGCATAAGTTATTTTAGTCATATCTTTTTGAGGTAGAAGATTCATCATGTTCCCTGATCTTGGGTCTTCAAATATTGGTCTTGATGTTCTTTCACTAGCTTTTAAAAAATAGAATCCGGACATATGACCATTCCAGTGAGTATGTAATGTATGCTGACCTGCACCTCTTTTAGCAAACTCTTGTACCCACATTTCTGTAGTAAAGACTTGATAGTTAGTTAAATCAAAACCCATTTCTCCTAATAAATTATGGGCTGTGGCTCCTATATAATTTTGTAAGGTTAAAAAATTAGGATCTCCAACTAAACTATTTGAATGAAATACGTGTCCCATATCTCCTCTATCCCCGAACTTTTTATTTCTTTTAGCTATATCTTTTTTTAAATTTTTCTTTGCTCCTTCAATATATTTATCCGAAGCTTTGTTTAAATCATCAACAAATTTAGGGGCATCTGCAAACCATACAGGACATTGAAAATAATCCTCCCGGTTTAGTTGTGTTGGAAATGTTTCCGCGCTTCCGCAGGATATCTTATCTAATTCTTTCTGACTTCTTTTTTTCTTCATTTAAATGGCCATCCTAAACTCCACATAACTATACTGTGTCGGGTTCCTTTTTTAACTGGACATACTCTGTGCCACACAAATCCAGGAAATACCACCAAGGACCCTTTAGGTAATATTTCTTTACACTTTCTAATGTTTGGTTTTTTATCGGGATCTAAATTTCTAAAATCAAATTCTAATTCTCCCCCTTTATAATCTTTTTCATCCGATAAAGTTAATGTTACCGATAACTTTCTAACTTTTCCATGTGAAGGATCACCAGCTTGTCTTTGATAAGGTTTATCCCACCCATCACAATGCCAGTCATAATATTGTCCTTTCTTATATTGTGTAAATTGCATAGATTCACTATAATCCCACTGGAAATTCCAACCGGCAGCAGCATTTGCTCGATTAACATAAGGTTGAAGTTCTTTATAAATCCAACGCTCATTTAACCAAACAATATCTGAATCTCTTTTCTTTTTTAAATTTTTAAGTTGTTGTGGATTTAATTTTTTTGCATCACCATACCCACCAGTGACTGCCATTTGATCTTGAATAGATTTTGAATATTTAACAATTTCATCACAGATTCTACTAGGGACAGCAGATTGAAAGTACCAATAATAGTTTGTTAAGTTCATATGTCTTTATACATATGTTCTATATTAATTTAAATAAAGAGTAAAGAGAATTAAGAAAGAGTTAATGTTCCATTAACTGTAAACGTAGCAATTTTATCTCCACCAGGATGAGTTGCCGTTGCATTGCAACCAGGGGATACTGCAAAAGTTAAAGCAGAAGGTCCTCTCACTATAACCACTCCATCACCACCATTTCCACCATTTTGTGTAGCTCCAGCGACACCGCCGCCACCGCCACCGCCACCAGTGCTAGCTGTACCTGCTGTTCCTGCAGCAGGTGCGGGCGGACTTTGTCCACCTTGACCACCGGGTCCACCACCGCCAGATCCACCAGCTCCACCACAACCAGTTGCAGGATAACCTCCGCCACCTCCACCACCACCAGCAAATGTTGTTATTGCAAAAGGTGTACCACATGCATTAATTGTATTAGGGGCGCCTGCTCCACCAGCACCACCAGTTACGGAACCAGGGTTATCTGCCCCAGCGGCCGTTGCTCCACCACCACCTGAGGTTGCATAATTTGGTGCTCCTGAAGTTCCACCATCCTCTCCTTGAGGAGGAGTTGTGGGAGGAGTATTTCCTGCGCCTCCAGTTCCACCCTGAGACGGATTACCAGAACCAGCTCCACCACCAGAACCTCCTGCATTTCCAGGTGTTACTGGGCCATCTTGAACACCAGCTGCTCCACCACCAGCTGCTGTTATTGTTAAAAAAACTGAATCATTTCCATCAGCACCTCTTGATGCATGTCCTGGTGTTATTGCACCTCCACCACCAACTGTTATATTAATAGCACCTTTACCTGAGAATGCAGCGGTTCCTTGTAAAGGGGAAGGTCCATAACCAGAAGCACGATAGCCTCCAGCACCTCCACCACCGCCTCCTGCTCCACCAGCTCCACCACCACCAACTACAAGATAATCAAGATCATAGCCACTACTACCATCAGGCCATGTTCCTGCTTTTTGATTTTGAAATTGTGATTGCATTGACCACACACCACTTGCTTTGTTTAATTCTTTTGTAATTACAGCTCCATCTGAACCACTACCACCAACACCACTATTACTTGCACCACCACCACCACTTCCTTGTCCTGTAGCATTTGATCCACCAGCACCACCTGATGCACCAGCTCCACCACCACCAGCTCCACCAGTTCCTACGCTAGTACTCGGTGGATGAGTAGCACCTCCACCACCTCCACCAAAAACTCCAGAGACCCCAACACTTGTTCCAAAAGTAGGGGATAAATCTGTTCCATTTCCACCATCACCAGCATCATTACTTGGTGCAACTGCATCACCACCGGCAGATGTAGCACCCCCACCACCAGCACCAACTCCTGTTGATGGAGAAGGATAACCTATACCACCATCATTTCCTTGACATGCTGTTCCACATCCTCCTGCAAAAGGAGAACCAGCATTTCCTCCAGAACCTCCACCACCAGAACCTCCGGGTTGTCCATCATTTTTGCTTGGCTCATCTCCAGCAGTTCTATGGCCTCCTCTTCCACCACCTGTTACTGTATAAGTTGTACCTCCAACTATAAAACTTGAATTAGTACCATTAACTGCGCAACCTTCCGGAGCAGGTCCACCAGCGCCTCCACCACCTGCTGTGACAGGAAATGGTCCACAAACTGAAAGTTGGCCAACACATGTTAAACCACCAGCTCCACCACCACCGCCAACATTAGAACCACCACCACCGCCGCCGGCAATGACCGCTGCTTGAAGTAATCTAGTTCCTGTTTGTATAGTGAATGTTCCTGAAGATGTTGTAGCTGTAACTTTATTTAAACCGAAAGAAGCCTTGTTACTTACTCCGATTATACCGCCGTTTGAAGGACTAGCCATATGAGTCTCCTTATGCGGATACCCAAGTTAGCCCTGATGCATCCCAATTAAAATTATTGACTGGATCTGAATCATCAGTCGCAGTCCATTTTTGACCTGCTTCATCCCACATTATATGTTTATCTGTAGTATCAGTTGGATAAGTAACTGGCGCTTGCCAATCATCATTTCCATCTAATGCCCATGAATCATGTGGTTGAGGTGAAATAAATTTGTTTTTTGCAGCGTCAAAAGTATAACCTTTGCCGCAATATTGTTTTCTAAAATTGTTATTGTAAGAAGTTTGTTTCCAGTTTCCACCTTTGAAAAAATTAACACACCATGTTTCTCCATCAACATGCATATCGTTATCCCCTAAAGGTCCGTCTGCTGTTGAAACATCGTTGCCAACAACGATCACTCTTTTTACTATGTTATTACTATCTAGTTCTGCGAAATGTGCCATATTTATGCTCCTTAAAATTTCATTTATATTATAATTTGTTTATAGTGTCAATGTTCCATCTACAGTAAAAATAGCTACCGTACAAGAACCATCAACTGCTGTTGTATTAGTTCCTGGTGCTACTGCAAAAGAGC